CTTCTCCCAAACCAAGGTTTTCGAGAGCCGTTTTCACCGTGCCATCCGATTTGATATCGCCAAACGGATTCTTGCGGCTTAACAGCAGCGCACGAAGCGCGGTAAGCAGCTGGTCGTGCCGCGCCTTCTCCAGGCTGGCACCGGATGCCTCCACCACGCTACAAAGCTCTTCCTGCAACATGTCAAAGTAGTCATCATCCAGATCGGTGGCAGGCGTGCCGGTCTGGGGGTTGCCACGGGTAAAACCGTTCTTACCCGCGCCGAACTTATCCTTCTGCGCGGTTTTCGTGTCTATGCGATGCATGGATTACTCCGGATATTTAAAAATTACGTAGGTATGAGACGGACAGAGTTTGTTAAGCACACATTCGACAACGGTGTCGCCCCAGATACGCAGTGCGGAATCACAGGGATCGCCACATGTCATCCAGGTGGTGTTTGTGGCGGCTGGCATGTTGACCTGCCAGTAATACCGCCATTCCGGCGCATTCACCGCGTCAGTACAGGCCGATGAGCAGGTGAACGTGCTTTTGTCGTATCGCGTGATGGTAGCGTCTGGTCTGCCCAGGGCAGCAAGCTGTGCAAGATAAAAATTCTCGTTGATGCCGCCCGCCAGGTTAACCTTCGCATCCAGCCGTTGCTGACGCTGGCGAAGGGTCTGTGTCCCTGCGGGAATACATTCATCCGGCAGACCGCACAGACGCTCCCAGCGGTTTATCAGTTCAGTGGTGGTGCGCGGATCCAGCTCCCGCATCAGGGCATCCGCACGCTGATGAACGCGGGTTAATGACGGTGCCGCACCGGCAATCGACGGATCGCTGGCTGACCACGCCGGACCGGGGGGCAACAGTGCCGACAACAGACGGATGTAATCATCGTTTGTCACGTCCATGAAATCGTCCCCAGTACCGCCAGTTCATTTTTTGCAATGGAGATATTGTCTGCCGGTGCAAGCAACTGATGGCTGTATTCCCCGTTCGCACCGGAAATCGCCTCACTGATACGCGATACCTTCAGTTCTCCCTGCGGATAACCATCACGCAGAAGAAACGAACGCAACTCCGCGGTGATGGCAGCCCGTATTTCCGGTGTGTCCGGCGTCACGCGGATATGAAAATCCACCGTATGTGCCACCGGCCTGAACACATACAAATCAGAGCCTGCCACCGGGGCCAGTGGCCCGATATGTTGTCTTGCCGCCGTTTCCGTTGATTCTTCCGGAATGGGATTAATCAGGTCACTGCTGGCAATCATCACACCGACAGTTCCCGTTCCCATCCAGTGACGGTATGTCCATGCGCGGGTAATGCCGGGCACTTCTTTAGCCCAGACGACATAGTCCCCGTCAGCCCCGCCCTGCGGCGTCCAGTAATACCGCTCAATGACGCGGGCGCGCCACGTTTCCAGCTCTTCAGTATCAAATCCGCCTGTCAGGGTGTCAGCCACACCGGAAGACGGCAGACCATTCACCGGCGTGACCAGGATTAATGCCGTACCGTCGTCAGCGTTACCGACCGCGCCTGCACTTGAGCAGGCGATCGGCACGCGCAGGACACCACCGGAGCTGGTTGCATCGGCAGTTGCCGTGTACTGAACCAGGTCATCGCGCTGAATAACACTCCCGGCGGTCACCTTCAGGCCATCGCTGACACCTTCCCAGCGCATATACCCGCTGGCAGCCGTGGCCCCCTTGCGCGGACACCGTTTCATCGCAGCATGTCGCGCCAGCCAGGACTCATCGCACAGGTCAGGCAGCATGTTCATTGCCAGATAATCGATGTACCCGTAAACCGTATGCAGCGCCGCCGCATACACCTTTGCCCGCACGTCTTCATCCATGCGCCGGAGCGTGTCGCTGACGTCCAGCCTGGCGAATAAATCGTTACGGAGCATACTGATATTTTCTGCCAGCGTCGGGCGCTGAAATTCACTGTCCGCCATGCGTTATCGCACTCCACAGATCATCAAAAGAAATCATTACCGGTCCGTCACGACGCCAGAGGGTGATACTGTTACCCAGTTCATTAATCCCGGTGCGGCGGATATCCAGATCAATACGGGACACCACGCCGTCATCAATCATCCATTGCAGGCATTCGCGGATATACCCCCTTACCGTCAGCACCAGCTGATTGGTCAGTTTGCTGCGCTGAAGCAGCCACAGTCGGGAGCCGTAACGGTCATTCTGTACCGCAGGCCAGGTATCCCCCCACCATCCCATCGGGACGTCGGCGTTGTCATCAGGCTCCGCCCGCCGCCAGGTAAACAGGGAAATCACCACGGCGCGGGTCAGCGGATCCAGCGGTGCGCTGGCGCAGGTGCGTTTACCGTTCACCGTCAGCCACAGTTCCATCATGCCTCCATCGCTTTATCAGGTTTGTCGGTGTTACTGCCCTGACCGTTCTCTCTGTGACGATGCCCGTTATAGGCAAGCCGCATCGCTGACATGGTGGTGCCGCTGGAGTCGCACAGGTCTTTCACCTGTCCTGTCACTTCCAGGTCCATTTCAAAACGTGCTTTAGGTGAATTGCGAAACGTGATCGTTTTACCTGCACCGTCCACCACGATCCCCTCCCGGGTCAGCGTCACGGACTGCCCCTGATCGTCATAGACAGCCACCTCACCAGTCTGCAGCCCTTTCAGGCGGTAGCGCCGGTCCGACACCGTAACAACCACCGCATGAGAACGGTCACCATCCGGAAACAACACCACCGCTTCCGCACCGCTGTTTGCTCTTGCGGTAAAACCGTAGGGTTCAAGATGTTCAACCCCGGCTTTGGGTTCACCGGCAATCAGGGACACATCCACGGTCTGACATTTCGTGGCGGCACTGATGCTTTTCACCACCGCCCGCCCAATCAGGCCGAGGAGTTGTCGCTGTATGGTTTCAATCGCCTTCATCAGAACGGGTCCTCCTGTACTCTGGCTTTTTTCTTTTTCCGCGCGCCGGGGGCTTCGGGTTCAGGCAGATAAGCATCAGGTGGGCCGACACGGATTTCCGTCAGGGTGCCATTCTGGTCCTGAGTAAACGTGACTTCCGAGACAAGCAGTTCGGTATTGTCGAAACCACAGACCGGATCGAAGACAATCACCCGCTGGTTGGGCTGCCACAGCGTACCGTTACCCTGTCGCCAGCCCTGCACCACATAGGTGGTTTCATCCGTCCGCGCCGCCCGTTGTCGGGCTTCAAAGTCAGCACGCGCAATACAGCCTGCCCCCGTAGCCTGCCCTGTCTGCCTGATATACATCGGACGGTAACGGGCAATAAATGCATCCTCTGTGCGGGCCCGCAGCGCGGTGGTGGTGGCCTCACCGAAATCATCGTCGTTTCCGGCACGCTGCCCCGCCACCTGGTAAACTGAAAACCGCTCCCGGATACTCTTCTCCGTATCACAGGAAAGGATGTTTTCCCCAAGTACCAGCGCGGTATGTGCCTGCGTTGAGCCAATACCACCAATCACCAGCCTGCCGTGCGGGTCGTCATAAGCCAGCGCCTGCTGCTGACCGAGTATTTTGTTGATCACCTCGATCACCGTTTCACCGTGATCAGGCTGGACATCCGGAATAACACCCGACGGCGCATCGCTGTTCACCACCTCAATGCCGAAAGGCGCAGCAAGCGCCTGCGCAATCTGTACCAGCGATCGTCCGTTAAACTGTGTCGGTTCGGCTGCACAGTCAATCAGGTCAGCAGTCAGACTACGTCCGGCAATACCGGTGCTGACCGAACGGGCATCGTAACGAACGGGGGTCGCCTCCACCCAGCCGGTGATCACCAGCTCATCACCAATCAGCACTTCCACTTTTGAACCATTTTTAATGCGCGGCTGAAGCGTGGTGATACCCTCATCACCCGGCCACTGGCGGGTGATCTCCACGCTGAAATCCCGCGCCAGCCGTTCAATACCGGCACCGATGCGCACCGATGTCCAGCCATTCCACTCCCGGCCATTTACCCGTAGCGTGACATTGTCGTTCATTGCACTGGCACCTTCAGAGGGATCACCGGCACAAAGCCGGGATGCGTAATGGCATTACGCCGGATAATGTCCGCGTCACGCGCCGCGTTATCAAACCAGGTCGCCGCCAGCACCAGCGCGGGTAAAACCTCATCCGGTGTGCGCTGAATGATCCGTGCAGACTGTTCAAGGCGCGTGTTGATATCCGCATTCAGATCTGCTTTCACCCGGCGCAGCGCCAGAAACAGCGCATCGCTGGTTATACGGGACAACTCCTTATCAATTGCCGTATTCAGTGTGTCGCGAATGTCAGTCAGTTCTTCCCACGTCGGCAGGTCAACCGTGTTTTTCACCGCCGGTGCATTGTTCAGTGCCGGATGCGTGACGGAAGGCCAGCCAGTGCTCTGCGCGGGTGTTGTTGCCTGCCCCACTGCGGAATTCTGCATCACCGCGGAAGTTGTTGGCGCAGGCAATCGGGTGACGGCATACGCCGCTTCGCTGATTGCGGTCGTACGAAGGGTGCTGGCAACCACGTTACGCTGCTGCGTCGCCGTGGCGGTGGTTTTACTGTCCGTTTTCCAGACGCCGCGCGGTTGCAGATCGCTGCCGAGGCTGACACCGGAAAGCGTTTTGATCATGGTGACCAGGTCGCTGGCGTTACCATAAAGGCGTTTCCCGGTACGCCACATTTTCTGCACCTGCTCAACGAAATTTTTGCCTGACGATGGCGGCGGCAGAAGTACCGAGATATCCCCCTGCAACAGCCTGGCGGCATCCGATACGGCAGAATCCACCACTTTCATCGCATCAGAAACATACCCCAGCATTATGCTGGCATTACCGATAACGTCGTTCTGCACGAAATCCGCCACACCATCGATACTGAAACCGCTGAAGCTGTCACTGATGCAGTCATCCAGTGCAGAACAGGATGACATCAGCGTCTGCGCCGTCGCCGCACCTGATGTGGGGTAAGAGAGTTCTCCTGCTTCGACAAACTTCAGGTCAAAGCGGACAATACGCCCTTCACTTTTCGATGTGCTGACCCGAACTTCCCCGTCAACACAGACTTTCAGCTCACCGTATGTCGGATGGACAAGCGTGCCGGGACCGGGTTTATTCAGTGCGTCAATCAGGCGATCGCGCTGGTCAAAGCAGTCATCTCCCACCACATAAGCCGTGATGGACGGGCGGAAAGTGACTTTTCCCAGATCTTCGGTATAGGGTTTGTCGCGGTTCGGGTATTCGTGCGTTTCCACACGGCGACCTGTTCCCGCACTTTCTTCTTCGACCTTAAACGGCACGCCGCGAAATGACGCGTCCTGAAGCCTGTCTTTCCACGTCATATATACTCCGAAAATTAAAAAGCCACCTATTAGAAGGTGGCCTTGTAATGAATTTTATTAATTAGCGAGTCAGAAACAATGAATCTTTATACTTTTGCTGTTGTTCATTTAAATACTTAGCTGTTTCATCGCTGGCAAATGGAAATATTACCGTATTTTTAGGCATGGTAATTTCTTTTTTGTCCAGCGTCAGAGTAAACATAGGAACATACTGAGCAGAGTAACGCACCGCAGAAACGAGCTCTAGTTTAGACTCTTCAACAACACTTAAATTATCCAGGCTAACTTTCTCTTCATCTTTTTTCTTTGACGCATTTAAAGTTTTTATTACTTTATTTAATTTCTCCTGAAAATCCTCCTTAAAGTTTTCAGGATTGCCGTCGACAACAAGAATCTGTTCACCCTGATTATCTGGAAAAATAATCTTTGCACTTATCAATTTATTTTCTTTATAAACATCACCAAGTTTTATGGCTCCTCCAGATAACTGAATAATATGTTCATCTTTAAAGGAGATGTTGCCAGAGATTATGAGAGATGAAAAAACAGCCGCTGCTCCAAGAATTACACTTGCTGTGATATAGCCTTTCATTTTTCGCCTATTAACATTTTTCTAAATGTGCATTAATTCTATCACTCTATTTATGACTTACAACCAGCAATACCTGTGAGGGGAATCCTGGCTACCAAAATCGGGTATAGCCAACATCGTGATTTATATCAATGCCACTGGAGCGTGTTTCCGTAACCCGCATACCTGATGGCATATTTATAAATGATACCTTGATCTCACCATCAACTTTTGGCGCGGTAGCTTTATTAATCATGAAAGGATTCGGGCCTGTGGCACCGGAGGCGTTGTTTGCCTGAGCCGGATCCACCTCCGGATAAGGAGTGTATCCCCGTGGCGGTATTCCCGTCCCATAAGCATCATAAGCACCCGCGCCCCACTGCGCCGAGTTAATGGCATCGACCGTGTCACCGGAACTGTCGGTAAACCACTCAATAATTGGCTTCAGCTTATCCCACATATCCTGAAACCACTTAACAACCGGTCCCCAGTTATTGATCACCATCCCCAGCGGCGACCAAGCAAAAACCTTCTTCAGAAGTTCCCAGCCAGCCTCAAAATAAGGACTAATGGTTTCCCAGAGCTTCTTGAAATAAGGTCCGACAACATCCCAGTTAGTGATAATTAATCCCGCAGCCAGGGCTATCGCCGTCGCAATCATGCCAATCGGCGTCATCGACATAATCCTGCTGACAATACTGATGGCACCGCCAACGCCCATCAATCCCAGTTTCAGAATCGCAAGACCGGCAGCAAGTCCGACGACGCCGCGAATAACCCGGGGATTTTCATCCGCAAACTTCGTGAATTTTTCCCCCAACTCCCCCAGCCATTGCGTGATATTTTTGGCGTCACCAGAAAATGCGCCGCCAATAGCCGCAAGGCCGTTAGTTGCGGTCCCCGTCATTGCCTCCCACAGGTTGGACAGCGTACCAAGCTGGGCCTGAACACGTTTATTCAGGCTGGCCTGTTTATTCATCTTCTGCTGGATCTGATCGTAGCCATCCTTTCCTTTATCGATTAGTGCATTGACCACCTGAAGGGTTTCGGCATCATCACCAAATATTGCCTTAAGTACACCTGTTCGCTTAACGTCGGTCAGTTTTCGCAGCTTTGCCAGTTGCCTGAACATGTTATCAAGACCGCCAAAACTCCCTTTGCCGTCAGTAAAATCGAGCTGTACCCCGAGTTTCTGGCGGGCCATGACTTTATTGACGTCCCTGATTTTCTTAACGCTTAATCCGGACTGGATAACTTTTCGCAGGGCATTACCTGCCGACTCCCCGTTCATCCCCATCTGATCCATCATGACGCTGATGGGGGCAAGGCTCTGTGCAGCCTGAAGACCGTCCTTGTTCACCATCTTCAGAACAGAACTGGTTTTAGTGAAGAAGGACAACATGTTGGTATCGTCAACGCCCAGATAAAACGCCTTCTGGATAGTGTCGAACAGCCCCATCATGTCTTCTGACGCCGTTCCGGTAGCATCCTGCATCTTTGCAGCAAACTCAGCAGCCGCTTCCGGTGTTTTTTTCAGTTGTACCGCAAGATAAGCTGTCGCTTTACCCACACCACCCAGGATGTTTTCTGCCGGGATCCCCTGACGCACCAGCATCTGCATCATGTTCTGGAAATCAGCCGTTGTACCGGGTAGCTGGTTACCCAGGCCAATAGCCAGTTTATTGATGTCCTGAAAGCTCTTTCCAACCTCGCCGTTCGCATCCATCATGGCGACTTTCAGCCCGGTGGCGGCGTTTTCCTGATCGGCATAAGATTTCAGGGAAAGCGTCAGACCCGCTGCCAGTCCGCCACCAAGCGCCAGCCCACCCTGTGACGCTTCTTCCGCTTGGCGTTTAAATCCCCGGATTTTCTTTTGCATTTTCGACAGCGCGGGAGAAAGCCTGTCGACACCGGTGATCAACGCCTTAAGCTCAAATTCAGCCATGTGTGCGTTTCTCCTGCTCTATCCTGTTTGCCTGACTGACCAGCAAGGGAATTTCACTGATCGGCATATTCAGCAATTCGAAGGGATTAATGCGCCAGTAGCTGGCGCAATCAAAGAAGCGATCAGTAAGGTATTCAGCCGTCAGGCCTGGAGGAAAAAACCAGCCACAAGCCACGCCGCTGCATTCAGGTCTGCCGGAGACATCTGGTCGACAGAGCTTTGCGGCACTTTCGCCAGCCGCACAATATATTTCGATACCACATGCGCCAGAAGTCTGACGGACTCATCCTGATTCATCTGGTAGGGATACCCCAGCTCGCGGACATCTTTCCCGGTGGGCTCATCAAACTCCAGTACGGAGAGTGTCTCGCCATGAGCGGTAATCGGTTTCTTTAACTCAAGCTCTTTCATTACTGGTAATCCCCTTCTTCACCGTGGAACTCAAGATCGACCGTGCCTTCTTCGGCATTATGGTTCGCTTCGCCGTGCAGCCAGGCTGACGACAATACATAGACCTGACCGTTCGCCAGCTCGGCAGTGATGGTCATCTCATCAGACGAGGTGATTTTGCTCACCGGAAAATTCTTCGGCACCTTGAAGGTCCCTTTGACATAAGGTGCACGGTGAGTTTCCTTGCGGTCCACTGAACCGTCCAGACCGATGATGTCATCATTAACCGTTTTGTTCATGGGCACCTCAATGCCGCCGGTCAGCGATAGCTGCTGACCGTCAATTTTGAAATAACAGGTTCCCCCGATACGGGCCATTATGCGGACTCCTCTGAATACTGAAGACGGAACTGGTTAACCACGGCAAAGACACGCAGCTGGTTAACATAGTCAGGCGGGAACAGCGTGTTCAGGCGATTTGGATCGCTGGCATCACGCTCCACAACCAGGTACTGCTTGAACAGTTCGTAGTTTTCCACGATCCCCGCACGCTCGAGCTGACGGTAGGTTGCCAGCAGTTCCCCTTTGATCACCGCCGGGGTGACAATCGCCTGACCGGGACCAAAGCGGGTACCGTCGCTGGCAAGCTTGTGACGCCCGTACTTACTGGTAATGACGGATTTCAGTTTGCGCAGTACATACGCACTGGTATGCAGCGTCTCGCTGTCGAGGTAGCTGTTATCCGCAACCCCGTAAGCGTTTTTCCTGTACGTGGTGACATCACGCTGAATGCGCAGTACCCCGCTTTCGACATACGCCGTTGCCACGCCATGAGACAGCAGGGTCTGTTGTTCTGTCATCGTGAACCGTTTCCCCTTCGGCGCAGGCAGCATACCCACCAGCTCACCGGTCTGCGTGGGACGTGCCGGATCGTTGCGAATAAACACCGCTGCGCGGGCGGTACGGCTTGCCGCCAGCTCGTCGGCAGGCGTCTGGGTGTCTTTTTCGTACCCCGCCAGGGTAATGTGCTGCTGGTTAAACTGGTCACCTGCGGTCACCAGTTCTGACAGCGTGCCGATCTTTGCCGTATACACATGACCATACAGCTGACGCGCATAGCTCCAGCGACCGCTGGTATCGTTCATCTCGGTCACCAGCGTGTTAACGGAGGCCGTGTCGTTGAACGGCAGGCCGATATAATCAAACGGCTCATCCGCCATTGCAGCCACCGCGCCAGTGAGAACAGGAGAGCCCGTTCCGGCGGTCCCCGTCGCCACGGCAATCTGTACGCCCGCAGGCAGCACTTCGCCCCCACCAAAGCCGTAGTAATTGAGGCTGACAGGAATTTCATTCCCGCAAAGCCCCTTATGACGCGCGGTCAGCGTGACCACGCCTGCCGAAGATGAAGCCGTAAACGGCAGGGTCGGAACGGCATTGATGGCATCCTGGATACTGCTGGCAATCATCGTGACGTTATCGCCGTTAGTCACCGGTGCCTGCACGCGGGTACGTCCCACATACACATTCACCGTGCCGGTTTCGGTTGCCTCCCCGGTCACCGTCAGCGTAACCGTTGCCGCCGCGCCTGTGGCTTCCGGAACGGCAATCACATACAGCTCGCCAAACGGGTCAGTCTGGCGATAAGCCTCGACCATACGCGCCAGCTGACTTCCCGCACCACAAATCTGGCGTGCATAGTCTGCCGACGGCATCAGCACCAGACTGTTGGCAACAATCTCTGCACCGTTATTGGCATGACCAATCAGCAGCGATGCTCCGCTGTCCTGTGCAGTATTCGCCGCCTGGTTATCCATTTCCGCATAAAACAGCGGAACCAGCGTATTCGACGGAATGGTGTTAAAGCTTATCGTCATCGGTATTCACCTTTTTATTCACGCGCCGGATATCACCCGCTGCTTCACGGCGCAGCCAGTAGTTGTTCTCGTCAACATTTCGCCCTTCGGCGGGCAAAAGGTCGCCGCGGGCAGGGTCAGGAACTGACCGCCCTTTAACAGGTTTGACAAACATGAGGATCCTCAGGAAGGAAGGGTTATTTCGGTGTGATGTTCGATATCGCCGTCAGGCCCGTTACCGGGCTCGAGATAATCAACATCAATCGCCAGCGTTTGCAGTTCATCCAGACTGTTCAGATCATCCTGCTGGCGGGTATCGTCTTCAGTCAGCTCGCTGATGACCGAAAAATCGAACTGATAAATCAGCTCATGACGATTCAGATCCAGCAGCGTGCCGCCGTCATAGGTAATCGGGTTACCGCACGTTTCCGGGTTCCAGCCCAGCAGGGCCTTAAAGAGCATCTGCCGGACATCGTCCACCACATCATACGAGGCAAACTGACCGCGCTCATCACGCCCGTTACTCAGTATGACAACCACGGAGAAGCCCTCTTTCAGCTCCTGCCAGTAGTCGGTCTGGCTTTTGTTTTCTCCCGGAGAGTCATCACCCGGTACCACATACGCCGCCGGGAGTCTCAGCTTTCCGACCTCCGGCAGATTTTTGAACTGTGCCGCGCCTGCCACCCGGTTTTCAAAATACGGGCAGCGGGCACGCAGCGCAGCAATAACAGGCGTCAGTTTCATCTATGTCGTCGCTCCGGCTTCAGTGATTTACGCAATTCCCGCGCCAGAAAATAGCGTGTCCAGCTGCGGTTCTTTTCAAGCGTTTCCACCATGAAGTTATTACGTGGAGCCAGTCGCCAGCCGCTGCCACCGGATGCACCACGATGATGACTACGACGACGTTTTGCTCCTCCCCGGACACCAAAAAACAGAAACGCCGGATAGAAGTCACCAGAGATCATCCGGTTCCCCTTCCCGTTGCGCTGGTTAGGGGCAATGCGTGTCATAAAACCGGCTCGCTTTTTACTGGCTCTCGGCACCATATAACCAATCGAACGAGCCAGGCGTCCGGTCTGATAACCGGGGTTTTCACCCGGTGCCGACCGCGCACGGCGCATCACCAGCCGACGGGCATCACGCATATGACGCTGCCCAATCGTGACAAACGCCCGCCGGACACGGGCGCGGTTAAAGCGCATCTCGGCGGGTTGCTGAACATCAACGTGAAAAAAGGGAGTCGCCATTGCTGCCTCCGTGACTCTGCCTACATTCGCCCAGCTCCGTACACTCCAGCAGCAGAAAGCGCCGCGCCCCGTTCAGATCACGCTGACGTTTCACCCGGTACACACTGTCATCACAGACCACCTCATAATCAGCAGTGATCCCCCGGCGGTAACGAATGGTGATGTAATGGGTGATGGCGTCCCCGGTCTGCGCGGTTTCCTGCCAGGTGGTGGCACTGGTCTGGATAACCTTCGCCCATGTCCGGAACGTAACCGGGTATTGAGGCTCCACGCCAAAGTTATCCGCGGGCATATCCACCCGCAGGCGGATCAGGACGCGTTTATTCAGTTCACCTGGGTCCGGCAGAATGTAGGTTGCGCTGGTCTGCGCCTGACGAATTTTCATTGCGGAAAGTACCTGTACGGGCCGACAAGCCAGCCAAAACTCTGCGGCATGTCGAGTTTCTCCACTTCCGTAACCGACGAGCGGTTTTCGTAAAAATGGCTGATAAGCATCAGCATCCCCAGACGAATATCATCCGGCAGGTGCAGTCCGTCCGGGTCGCTGTCCGGAATGGTTTCATCCGGTGCATAGAGCTTCCGGTTCAGATACGTTTCCGTCCGCTTTTGCGCCGCACAGGCCAGCAGTTGCAGATGGCGGTCATCAGCATCGAAATCCTCATCCAGCCGGAGTTGGGCTTTAATCTCTTCCATTGTCAGAAGCATACTCAGCCCTCTTTACTGGTCGTGGCTTTTTTCTCTTTTGTCGCTTTACTGCTTTTTGCACTGGTTCCGCGCTCTGCTAACCCGGCCTGAAGTGCAATCTCCTGCACCCGGGCAGGAAGCGCCCCGTCGTCATACTCACCGGCCCGAATGACCTCAACACGCATACCGTCCGGTGACCATTTCAGATCTTGTTTCAGGATCATGATTCTTCACCCGTCAGAACAGGGGGCGCGGTTCCGCGCCCCTGAGTGATTACGCCGCTGCAATCTTCAGCAGTTTGATGGCCTGCGAATCGACCAGCATCCCGCCGGTGCGCTTGGTGGTATAAAAACCGACAAACGGTTTATTGGTGTACGGGTCACGCAGAATGCGGGTGCCGATACGGTCAACGATGGTGTAACCCCGTTTGAAGTTACCAAATGCAATGGCTTTCGCATCAGCGGCGATATCCGGCATCTGTTCGTTTTCAGCGATACCGTAACCCGCCAGAGAGGACGGCTGCCCCAGTTCCAGCCCCGGACGCCACAGATAGTTACCCTCGGTGTCTTTCAGCAGACGGATGGCAAACAGGCTGTTGTTGTTCATCATGAACTTCGCGCCGGTGCGGTGTGCCTTACGCAGCGTGTAAATCAGTTTGATAATGGCGTCTGCGGTCACCGCAGTCGCGTCGCCGGATACAATATGCTGAAGTTTGCCGAACGCCCGGACCTTATCGGTTTCATCAGTGGATTCATACGCCAGGAACCCTTTCGGCTTCTTGGTGCCATCGCCTGAGGTAAAGGCAATTTCTTCCTGTTCGGCAAATTCGGTTGCCAGCTCGCTGTTGATCCAGGCCTCCACGTTGAAAAAGGCATCGTCCAGCATTTTCTGGGTGGCCTGCGGGTTACCGTAGATTTCCCCCATGAGAGGTTCAATCAGCTCCAGTCTGGAGGTGGCAGTCTGGGATCGCGTATCCGTTTCCCCCACCCATCCGGAAGCCGTACCGCCCAGATTCACCAGTTTTTTGTAGTCGGAACCGCCAACGGTGATCACCGTGGCTTCCTGACGCATCACCACTTCATCTTTCAGCAGGGTGAGAATGTTGCGATCCAGTGCTTCCGGCACGGCATAGCCACCGTCTTCATCGGTGCCCACCTGCAATGCCTTGCGCTCCAGATCGCGCAGACCGTCTTCACGGCCTTTACGCAGGAAGCCCACAAACGCTTCTTTATGCTCGGTGGCCAGTTTATTTTGCGCACCACCTGCCGGACGTTTCAGCTCAAGCAGCTCTTTTTCAAGATCGCTTTTGAGGTTTTCCAGCTCGCTGAGTTTCCCGTTCAGGGTTTCCACCTGCCCGGCAAGTTTGCCTTTTTCCTGCTCAATCGCATCCACGCGCTTGTCGTTCTTTGCTTTGAAGTCGTCAAACTTCTGCTGCAGCTCCTGCGCGACCTGTTCGACATCTTTAATATCAACCGCCATCGTATTTCTCCTGATTAGAAGTTCAGATTTTTCAGTGCATTCAGTGCAGAGCCCACATCCTCAGCGTCGCGCAGGGACAGTGCGCCATAGCCCCCGGCCATGAATGCTTTGGCCTGGGTACGGGAGAGTCCGACATCACGCAGGACTCTTTCGATTTTTTTCTGTTCGGGGATTTCCCCGCGGGCCAGTGCGTTCTTGACGTCGCTGATCCGCGCCTCGTCGTTAGACGGGAACGTCACCAGGCTGACTTCCCAGAGGTCGATTTCTTTCAGCAGAAAGGCTTCTTTGCTCCGGTCGTATTCCCAGTCTTTCAGGACGTACCCAATAGAAAGGCCGGTTAACGAACCGGCCTTCATGTGTGCATGTGCGCGTTTTGCGAGGGGATCATCATCAATAAGCAACCGTCCCCTGACGTAAAGCCCGACATCGTCTTCCTTCATTTCGGTGTAAACACCGATGGGTTCATCCATGCGGTGCTGCCAGAGCAGCGCAGGTAACGCTTTTCTGTCACTCCACGCCCGCAGGGAAGCAGCAAATGCCCCGGACATCACCACATCATCGTGGCTGTCCTTTACACCAAAGACGGAGCCATACCCTTCAAACTCACCGGAGTCACTGACAGATTTCAGACTCAGCGGTACATCAAGACGTTGTTTCGTCTGCATTGGCGTTATCCTTCTGCTTACCGGCTTTACTGCCATCGGAGGGTTTCGTGGTCATGTTCATCGGTGTGAGATAGACATCACCACCGGGACGCGGATTCATATCTTCCAGGTCGCGGCAGTCATTGGGAGAGTAAATTCCCCAGTTGATCCCGGTGGCGTAGGCTTCAAAACGGGACTTCATATCCCCGCGCAGTAACGCCCCGGCGTTAAATTTGGCGTAATAAACGCCCTGCTTACTTTTTCGTACCAGTCCGGTGTTGATCCGCTGTTCGATGCGGGTCAGATACGGCACCAGTGAATAGTTGATAAATCCCAGCCCCAGCTCTTCGATATTGTTGAAGGTGGCGCGATCGGTGTTCTGCACCATGTGCAACGGCACCCGGAACAGACGACAGATTTCTTCAAGCTGAAACTTGCGGGTTTCCAGGAACTGGCTGTCCTCGGCGTTCAGCGCCATCGACTTCCAGTCCAGCCCCATCTCAAGGATCATCGGGCGGTGAGCATTGCCAAGCCCGGTGTGACGCTCCTCAAAATCTTTCTTCAGGCGCTCATAAGCCTGATCTGACAGCGTCTGCTCTGTACGCAACACACCCGACGTCACCGCGCCATTGCTGAACAGTCTGGCCCCGTGCTCTTCGGTCGCTGCCGCCAGCGATATTGCCTCGCGGGCATAGGCGATGGGATTCAGCCCCACCAGTCCGTCCAGCGTCAGCGTGCGCACATGCCAGATATCCTCCTGGCTCAGTACATCCGTGGAGCCATCCGGGAATGTGACCTGATAGACCGGCTCCCAGCTACTGTTAAGCTTCGGTACCACACAGCCGGGATCGACGGGCAGCAGTTCAGCCACTTCGCCAAATGCTTTCACTTTGTAGGCGTAAAAGTTTCCCCGCAGGCACAGACAGGTGACCACCAGCTCCCAGAACTCCTGCGGCGTCATATAGCCATTGGGATGCGTGGAGATCAGCTTATGCAGACGTTCGCCAGCGGCTCTCTGCTTCAGACTGCCGTTCAGGTGATACAGGTTGCAGGGCAACATCCCGACCGACTCCGCCAGCACCCTGACACAGGAAAAAACCGCCGTCAGTCGCATGGCCCGCTGGCTGCTGATCTGCTTTCCGGTATAGGTGTCGTAGGACAACCCGATAGCATCCGCCAGCTCTGCTGGCGTGGTCACCGGTGCGTCACTTTTTCGTTGAAATAATCCCGAAAAGAACACTATTTACCTCCGCCGACAGACGACTGTGTACGGTCGAGATATCGCGCCACCAGCCACGACCAGAACAGACACAACGCCCCGGCAACAACAAACCCCGCCGGGGGATAAATCAGCCAGGCACCATACGCCAGCAAAAGCGCCCCCAGCACGCCCACCAGAGGCGCGAGAATCAGCATGATCATAATTACCTCAGTTAAAGCGAGCGGATCCCATAGGACTCAATGTGGTCAGACAGCGTGTCTTCTTTCTCGTACAGCATGGCTCTGCCAACCGCCATAATCAGCGCAACTGCACCATCGATTTTGTTTTCCGCCTGCTCTTTGACGGGCTTCACCACATCATCGTTACCTGGCATGTTTTTGCCGACCACATTGCCGATACACCAGGTCATGATGGGATTGCCGTCATGATGAAAGCGTCCCGATTCAATCGCTGCCTCCAGCTCTTTCATCGGATCGGACATATTGGCGAAGTTCTGGACGATAGTAACGGGATTCAGGTCTTCATCAGCAAGGTCATGTGACAGCCCGGTCGCTCCGAAAGGGTCGATGGGTGACTCACTGACCGGGCTGATTTTGTTCGCCGCTTTGGCCTCTTCGAGGATGTAGCGATAATCCACCTCTGCACCATCGGTAACGGTCAGAACGCCCATTTCCACCCATTTCTGAAAGCGTTCGGCTGTCCGTCGATCTTCATTTTTCTCGACGCTGTACACCGTGTCATACGGTACCCAGAAACGCGGGGCCACACTGTAGTAATGCGTTTTACCGTCAATCTCGCGGGTATAAAGTCGCGCCATGCTGTTCATATCCAGCTTACGCGCCAGGTCAAAGGCCAGAATGCACGGCTGCCCCTCGAACTGCTCAAGGGTCAGTGATTTATCCTCGCAGCTCTGCCAGCTCACCAGGTTGAAATACGCCGAACGCGCCGACACCCAGATATTGAGGTGTTTTGTTTTAAAGACGTTTGCCAGACGGGCGTTATTTTTCGCACGCTGCTGCTGACTTAACAAAAATTCGCGATAAACCGACACGCCAATATTTGGATTGGCTTTTTCCAGCACCTGCGGGTCGGTCCAGTCGTCACCTTCATCAACGGTATAGATGATCCCGAACAGTTCATCGTTAGGCACCGAGCCGTTGAGCATCTCGATGACTTCCCGCCGTTTGTCGTAGCACGGCCCCTCAATGTTGTACCCGGCGGTGGTGATGGCCCACATCAGTGGCTGACGTCGCGCCCCCATCCCGGTAAGCATTGTGGTATAAAGCGCATCGGTGGCATGCTCGTGATATTCATCAACCACGGCACAGTGGGGTGATGAACCATCACCTGGGTTGCCGATCAGCGGTTCAAACCGCGCGCCATCCTCCGGACGGTTCATGTTTGAGGCGTTAACCTCAATCCCGAACGCTTCCGTCAGCATGGGTGTGCGTTTACACATCAGTCGCGCCGGGCGAAAGACTTCCCACGCCTGTTTCTCTGTCGTGGCACCGGAATACACTTCCGCGCCAAACTCGTTATCACAGGCAAAACAATACAGGGCAACACCGGCAGAGATTGCTGATTTGCCGTTCTTACGGGGGATTTCGGTGTACACCTCCCGGAAGCGGCGCAACCGGGTGCCTTTATTGACCCAGCCAAACGCACAGCAGATCACAAAGAGCTGCCACGGCTCCAGCGTGATGGGCATCCGTTTGAATGCCCACTCCCCCTTGGTGTGCGGCAACAGCTGAATAAATTTCGCGGCCCGTTCAGCCAGGTCCTTGTCGAAGCGGTAACGAAACGACTTACTTTTTTCCGCCATCAGGTCATCAAGATGGCGCTGGCAGGCCTGAATCACAAACTGGCAGGCAACAATCTTTCCGCGCACGACATCCCGGGCATACTGATTTGCAGCATTTACGTTGGGGTAAGATTTCCGGCTCATGATTCGATAATTTTCAGAAACGGGTTAGTGGCTTTCTTCTGCCCCGCCAGGCCAATCAGACGCTGGCGGCTGCTGGGGTCGAGTCCGAGCATTGCCCCCGTGCTGCTCATCTCGGACTCCTGTTCTTTTTTGGCGGTCAGCTCCGGATTTTTGACCCTGCCGCCCATTGCACCGGTGATGGTGTTGCCCTGTATGGCAATATTTTTCACGGCACGTCGCCAGAACTCATAGGCCACGCACCACCGCTCAAGTACCGCCAGGTCAGTCACGCACAGCAGGCCCTGACCGCAGAGTTCTTTGGTTGTCAGTTGCCACATGATCGTGGCGAGAGGGAGATCTTCTTCAGCGAACCACTCTGGTGGCTCAACACCTTTGATGGGCGTAAAAACAGGTTCATCTTTGTTCAGGGCTCGCTTGCCGGGGTTTCCGGCCAGCGCCTTGCGCGCCGTTGGCTTGGGGCGACGCCCGGAACGCCCCGCCGTTCCAGCCATATGCGGCACTCCTGGTTAAATTTCATTTTTCGCGGGTATAAAAAAACGATGGGGCGGGCAGTCCGGAAGACGTCAGGCTGCAGGGATTTGACCCGCCCCTCCCCTCAGACAGTTGAGAATTATTATCACTTTAACCGTTCACGGGCCGTCTTCGCCTTATGACACGGCCAGCACAGACTCTGCAGATTACTGTCAGCATCAGTGCCGCCATGCGCTTTAGGGATGATGTGGTCAACAGTTTTCGCCTCACGCACCACACCAGCACGCAGACATAACTGACACAGACCTTTGTCACGCTTCAGAACACGCGCGCGGATACTGTCCCACTTCGAACCGTAGCCGCGCTGATGACGGGATTGTCCAGGTTTGTATTGCTTCCAGCCTTCGCTTTTGTGGCTTTCGCAGTAGCCTGACGGGTCTGTCGTGGTATTACGGCAGCCGCGAACGCGGCAGGCTTTTGGAGTTCGAGGGGGCATAAATATATTCCTGTTCTTTGTCCGGACTATTTGACTGCTGCCAGCAAAGCGTTACGGCGCATCTCGATACTTCTAATCCCCGCTTTGTCAATATTGCATTGTCCCAACGCCAAAAGCAGGCTCACATTCAGATCCAGGCTGGCCCCATAGGTCAGAGGATCGGGAATAACTGGCTGGGGAGTTTCAGTAGTCAGGCTTGCTGGCAACGGTACCGCCGGAATAGGCACGTAAACTGTTCGCGTACTTCCGCAACCGGTCAGCAGCGGCAGCAGGCACAGGACGTGAAGCACAATCATCATCCGCAACAGCCACTTTGATATCTTCCTGGGTTCTCTGTGACTCCAGTGTGATCTGCTGTTTTGCATGCTGGTTAGCCTCCAGAACTGTATTGACGATTTGCAGTGATTGCAGGACGTTATTGGTAATGACAGTTGCCGATTTGGCATTTTGTACAGCCTCATCAGCACGTTTCTTTTCGTGCTGATATTTGCTGTAGTAGTGGTTGGCAGACCAGATGAAAGAACCGATGACAGTAAAGAAGAATGCAGCGATAACCAGCTTATAGCTCAACTTCATTTACCACCCCACCAGCCTCTTTAAACCGGGAAATCAGGTCACTGATTTTATGTTCATACTGACCATAACCTGCACCAGGTAACGACGCCCAGATATTGCTGCAACGATCGATAGCCTGACGGATATCACCGCGATCAATCATCGGTAAAGCGCCACGCTCTTTAATCTGCTGCAATGCCACAGCGTCTTGACTTTTCGGAGAGAAGTCTTTCAGGCCAAGCTGCTTACGATAGGAATCCCACCAACGGGAAAGAAGCTGGTAGCGCCCGGCTGCTGTTGATTTGAGTTTTGGGTTTAGCGTGACAAGTTTGCGAGGGTGATCGGAGTAATCAGTAAATAGCTCTCCGCCTACAATGACGTCATAACCATGATTTCTGGTTTTCTGCCGTCCGTTATCCGTTCCTTCTGACCATGCCACCATATCGAGGAAAGCCTTACGCTGAGGATTAAGATTTTGCATTTTTCACCCCTGTCAGTCGTTCCCAGAAGTACGTCAGTGCAACCGAACCCATCGCACCACTAATCCCCGCTGTCGCGAGAATCATGTAAATACTGAATCCACTTTCGATGCTGATCAGGCCACCAATAACACCGGTGAATCCTGATACCACTATCTGAGCCAGAGCATTTATCCAACTCCACGTTGCTTTACTCTGCTTCACATCTATCAGGTAGCGGACTAGACCGCCCCAACCTGCGATGATCAGCAAAACGAGCCAGAACGCTCCGGCAAGGCTCTCTTTTTCGTGCATATGAATAGCCAATGTTTCGCCGCCGACAAAAGGCCGGGACGTTAAATGTCAGAAATCAGGCTCACGGGGTAATTTAACGACAAAGCACGGAGTTGATGCTCCCCGCAAGCCTGGAATAAAAAAGCCAGCATGTAGCTGGCAACAGAGGGTTAAGCAATATCAACTCAACAGTTGAAGACACCCTGGCTGGGGTAGGTTGGAAGGCTACTCACCGTCCAGAAACAGAAAAGCCCAAAGTTTTAAACCTCGGGCTTGAATTTGGATTACTGCCAGTGCGTACAACATTGGCAAAATATCAGATTTACACGAAATATATGCTTTTTAATCCAGTTTTGCAATACTTTGCTGTGAAAATATCGTCTTTTGTTTTGAACGTGTTTTCGTTAAAAGCAATAAAGCTTGGCTATCAAGCTGTAGAAAAATGTGCTTCATTGCAACCCAGCGTTCAGTAAATGTCTCAGACCAGTTTTTTGATGTCACTCCCACCAGTGATGCCAGCTCCTGGTATTCATAGGTCTTACGCCCTGCCAGCTCGTTCTTCACATCCTGTGCCGCCAGCCAGATCAACTTCTTTAAGCGTTCCAGTGTCTTACTGGCAATTTTTCTTTTACCTAACAGAGCCTTAAACTCGTTCCATGCCCACTGCGTTATGGCAACCTGATGCTCCCAGCGAACACTTTCGCTGTAACTCCACAGCAACCACGCTTTCTGATGTTCTTCGAGAGACAGAACCGCGCGGCGCCATGAAGATGTTGAGAACTCAACCTGGCTGACCAGTGCAATGGATGAACCTTTTGCGTACGACTGCTTACCGGAAATCGGCGGATTATCCAGCGTAATCATCTTGCCCGTTACCTCATCCAGAATGCGCGGCTTCTTTCGTTTATATGTACCAGTATCAAATTGTGCATGCTCCAGCCAGGCTTCAAGCTGGCCTTTCGTTGCTCCGCTCAAATCAGCAGTAGCCACAATGAGTTGCTCGCGGACATACTGTAAATATTGGGTATTCATGCGGCAGCTCCTTTCAGTGTTTTGGCGTAATTCTTCAGTATCCGGTAATCGGTCAAAACAGAACCGGGGAAACGATATAAGCGCAGGCGCATCCAGCGGTGGCGAAGACGTTCTGCCATATAAGACTCAAACATCATTCATTCCCCAGTTCAGTGATGGTCAGCTCCAGCTTCCCACCTTTGGTAACGGGCATCTTCACAACACGGTAATCAACGACCTGAACATCATCCAGCCAGAAACCTGCTTTGGTGAGTGCGTCAAAAGCGGCTTTTTGCAGATTATCCAGGTCACGGCGACGGCGATCCGGCATGTGGCACTCAATACGGATTTTCACAGGCATAGCCAGGCCGATATCCAGCATTGCGTTTTTAATGATTCGGGCGACGTTATCGCGGTATGCCTGCCCCTCTGCGCTGACGTGCGTGCGCCCGCGATTATGGCGGTAATAGCGATTATTGCTCGGAGGCCAGGGTAATGTGATGCTGTAGGTATTCACGCCTTAATACCCCCCTCTTTCAGCCAGATAACCTGTGTTCTCGCCATACCTTCCAGCGCGCATTCTTTTGCATACTCAGCATCGACAAAATGTGTGCGGCGGTCGATTTCGTCGTGACAGGCAGAACATGCGATGGTGGCAATCAGGTCTGGCGGTTTGATACCGGTGCCGCACAATCCAGTCAGCCGGATATGTGCCAGTACAGACGTTTCAGGGTTGCCATTACATACGCCAGGGATTCTTACCTGGCATTCCCGACCACGCGCTGCTTTTCTCAAATCAGCCATAACTCCTCCTTGCTGCCAGTCGCAACCATTTTTTATCAACCAAGCTGGCGGTATATCCGAGCAGTGTTGGTATTTCGGATGGCTTCAGCTCAGGTTTACGCTTACGACGATTTGGTACTCTGTAGATGTGTCCGTTCATGACACGAATAAGCGGTGTAGCCATTACGCCTCCTGCTTGTCGCGCAGCAGCTGGAACTCGCAGCTCTGTGGAATAGTCAGGTGGCAACCAATATTCATCGCCCAGGCTTCAACCTTACACAGGAAGACATACATCTCTCCGGTATCAAGATCGGAGGTATGGCGTAACGACTGGATAGTGGTGATATCACCGGTTACGACATCAACCAGGTCTTTGGTTTCATAACCGAGATATGTGTGTTTGAGAGCATCTTTTACCCAAGCTGGAGTGGCGAACGTTTTACCCCTGCTGATGAGGTATTCACTGATTTCGCTGTACCACATGTGGCTGAGTGCATTCTGGGAAAGACTGCGTCTCTCGCGCCACGGTTTAAGCACCATGCGAAAGCATTTTCCGTCCTCCAGATAAGGCTGGATCTGCTGACCGATAGCGGTGAAGTTACCGCGATGCAATTTGATACCGTCTTGTGGGAGGTTCACGCTTCACCTCCGCAGAGGTCAAACGCTAGATGCAAAGAATTGCAGGTGCATTTCTGCATCTGTGAAGGGAGAAGAGAGTTTGGATTGTATGTGCGCATAAACGTCCCCGTTTAGCGCAGAAGTCACCGGAGTTGTTCAGGCTCCGATGACATGATTATGGCGGGTTGATTATGGAAAATCAATCAAGCTATGTTTCATCGGCGAGGTCATCATCTGTGACAATCATGAGGTTAAAGAATGAAATAATGTTTAACCACTGCGAGTAAATATCGCTCGTCATGCTGGTTAGCTCCTCTCCGTGAAAGAAGGCATCAGGCCCAACCTCATAGTTGAGCTCTTCAAAAAGCTCCATGTTTAATTGGCTAATAAAGAATTGCTTCAGACCTTTCATTGCATCCTGATTGTTGGTATCTGAGTAATTTATTATGCTCCCCATTGCCATGTTCAAACATCGAACAATATTGGCTGCGTCATGAAAGCTCCAGTCAGCCCCTTTCTTTCCTTTTGAGTATGAATTCGCTCTCTCAGCGCAAGCTTTTAATGTCTCGTACAAATACTGCTTTCCTTGCAACTGCAAAGCTTTTTCGGATGTGGCCCTGCTAGCTTCTGAGGATCGCCATGCTAAATAAGTTGCTACCGCAGATGCGATAGCTGCAATCGCAGAAACTGCATCTATACCGTTATCCCAACCAGACATAAAAACCCCCTCGATTATTTGAGGGGATTATACCTTCAAAGTTTCCGCGCTACCCATTCATAACTAAAGCTTTTGCTTTCCAATGAGAAAGCGCGCTATGTTCGCTAGAACCTGTTTCGACTATATGGCGCCCCCAGGAATCTCCCCATGCCCTCCACGTTGACTTGCCGGTTTGGACTACTGTGACAACATACTCTTTGCCGTCGATGTTAACTTCATGCTGCACTGGTGATTGTGATTTCATTTTCAAACCTCTGCTTATCGTTGACATCGCAATTATGCTGTCACGACATAATCACTTCGCCTCCTGCTGCGGTGCTGCTGCGATCATGGCCTTCCATTGGTGGTCTGGGCTCCATAATCCACCGCCATCTTCACACTCTTCCTGCGCCTGATGGTACGCCTCACGCATTTCTGGAGTTGGCTCCTTAGGAACCAGCACCCAACCATCCGGAATCACCGGAGAGTTGCTGACGGGCGACTCGGAAATTTTTGGCGAAGAATCTAGGGCTGGCGCGGTCTGCATGGTGGTGGGCGACTCGGCTTTTTCGGCACCCTGAAGCATGGCGTCGCGGCATCCGTCATACGCTTCTTTCATAGCATCACGCACCCATCCGACAGGTTTCTGCTCAGTCAACTCACACCATTTCTCGAATGTGGGCACAGATACCGGAACTGGCGGTGCTGCATAAAGCGCCTGACAACTCCAGCCAGACCAGTGAGCACCCTCCGCTCTCTCATCATCTTCAGGGCGAACAAGCGTGACTTCGCTCGGGTGTTTCCTGTGTGACCACAGCCAGGCTACGGTTTCGGCATTGGCTGGCTCTGGCGGGGCGGAGTAAAAATACTCATCCTCAATCCCATCAACGGGCTTTGAGAAGCCGATAAAATCACCATAATGCCAAGGATAGGGGCCGTATGGCTCAGAGGTCACACGACGCCACCGGTGAATGGCAGGCTCCGCTTCGAGCGATGCCAGCGCGATACGCAGTGCCGCCAGCGTGTTGCTGTCGCCTTCGTCCAGACCGAACGGGATTTCATCTCTGGCTGCTTCCATGTCGGCAATTTTCTGCTGCAGCCATTGTTTGGTAATAGTGCTCATGATGCCTCTCCTTTACCGGATGCGGCGGCGATCAGCTTCTGCGCCTGCTGAATGTCAGGATTGCCTGCAATCATCACTTCTGGCGCGTCACAGTCACCGCCAAGGTCAAGAATGCGCTCATGTCCGGTACGCAGGCAGGATTTGTATCCTGAAACCGTCTGCTTGAGCGATTCGGTCAGCACAGCAATCCTCTGGTCTTTGGCTTCCAGCTCATCCAGCAGCGCCAGCACTGTGGCTGGGTTGGCTGCGGAGTTCAGCGCGTTCAAGGCAGTGATATCTGCATCAAGCTGAGTTCATTCTGCCAGTGAGATATCGAAAATGTCATCAGGCGGCATAACACTAAGGCGCTCATGTGCACCAACTGCTGCCTCAGCGATTTCACGTAATGCGCGTTTGTCGATGTTGCTCATTCTTCATCCTCCGACTCAGATACGGCGTCCATTACATCTGAGCCGCGAATGGTTTCGAATGCCACACAAGCCATTTCAAAGCACAGGCGCTCATGCGGGTGCGGAGATTGCCAATACTTGAAGCCAGGACGATGCGAATAGCCCTGCATCGCATAAAACTCTCCGGCCAATTCAATGGCGGCATCCACCAGTTCACGGTTTGTCATTGGTTTGTCGATGTTGCTCATTGGGCGGCCTCCTGGATTAACTTTTCGAGAATGGCATCAAGGGCTTTCCGTTTTCCGATATACCCGCCACCAACCCACTCTCCACGAAGCAAGGCGTAATATTTCCCGTCGTCTTCGTGATACGGTCCTCGGATAGACCAGTCGGTTGTGATGGCGGCGATAGCCTTTTTAGTTTCTGCGAAATCCATCATGCTCATACCCCTACCCTCCCCCAAACCATCAACACCCGCTTCATCGCGGCACTCTGGCGACACTCCTTAAAAATCAGGTTAGTGCTCACCTTTCCTTCCCGTTCTTCCCTGGTAGCGAATCTGTAATACACCGTTCGCCAGACCTTACCATCAATGACCAGGATTCCTGCCCGCGCCATTTTTGCCGCAGCCTGATTTATGCTGGTTAATGTCACACCTGTTGTCACAGCAACGTCCGGCGCACAGAAGCTCTTGTGCGTCTCCAGATAATGAATAATTGCCTCTTTGCCCGTCATACAGTTGCTCCTTTCAGTCCGAACTTCGCTTTGATTTCTGCGATCTTCGCCAGAGCCTGTGCACGATTTAGAGGCCTACCGCCCATGACAGGAAGTTGTTTTACTGGTTCAGGTATCGCCTCACCACGGTTAATTCGCGCTGTCATACAGGTCAGTTCATCGGCAGCCTTGCGCCGTAATTCCGCGTCAGTCAGCGCATTGGCCCGCATGTTCTGGTACAAGTTGGTAACCAACCAGTAATGCGCGTTCGATTTCCACGGATAAGACTCTGCATCCGGATACAGGCCACGCTTCCGGCAATACTCGTAAACCATATCAACCAGCTCGCTGACGTTTGGCAGCCCGGCGTTAACAGATGCTTCTTCCCGGCACCAGGCGACAAACTGCCCGGGTGATGGCAGGAATGGTCGATTCTGCCGACGGGCTACGCGCATTCCAGCGTTAACCTGTTCCATTGTGGTGATCCCGTTTTCCCGGAAAGCCAGAACCCACTGGCGGCGAATTTCGTTCAGTTCGTTCTGGTCACGGTTAGCCAGGCTCGCAGGGAAAGTTGCCAGCAACTGGCTGAATACACCGTTGATGATCTGCGCTACCTGCTGTACCTGCGGCTTTTCGTCGTACTGTTCCGGCATGTTGTTGGCGATCCGACGCATCTGCTCACGGTCAAAGTTAATCATCTGTGCGGCGATGTTTTTCATAAATCCACCCCGTAAATCCAGTCAGTGTTCGTCAGGTCGAGTTTTGGTTTGCCGGCTGTCACGCCAGCCTGTTGCTTGTTTCGGTTGATTTCGAGCTGGGTCCACTTGTCGCGGAGTTTGGCCGGACTCAGCACGTTACCGGACCAGAAGTTGTCCTGGCATGCCCAGCGGAACAGCACGCACATGTCGCGGTGGTTACGTCCGTCACGTTCACGCATCAGGCGGATATCGTTAGCCCACCCTGCAAAATTCGGTTTTCTGGCTGAGGGCGCGATGGTCTTCACCATGTCAAACATCCACTCTGCGGCGGTCAGGTCTTCTGCTGTCCCCCACTTGCTGCCGCTCTGAATTGCAGCATCTGGTTTCACCACAGGAAGATCGTTTTCTGGTTGGTCAGAGGATTCGCCAGAATTCTCGGACGAAAAAGGTTTTATATTGTCTTTTGTTAGTTTGTCTTTTGTGTTTACCTGATTCGGGTAAACGCCTTTACCTGATTTGGGTAAACTTTTCTTACCTGATTCAGGTAAATTTACCTCTTTCAGGTAAACTTTATTTTTCTTACCTGATTCGGGTAATGTTGCCCATTCACTGACCACATTATTAATACCGATATTCCGCCCGCTCTGAATCAAAATCCCACGCTTTACCAGAACACTTTTTGCAGCAGAACACTTGTGCGGCAATATCCCGGTCAATTCGGACAGTTGCTCGTTGCTCACCCAATCCAGTTTTTTATTAAAGCCATATGTTTTGCGCATGACAGCCAGGAAGACCAGAAGCTGGTGCTGTGTTAATCCGGCCAGCATCACAGCTTCCAGCAACTCATTTGCAATGCGCGTATAACCATCATCGAGATCTGCCACGCGCGGCTCCTTTTGTGCCGCATCCGGCACAGGAAAATTGAATATCTCAGCAGTGTTTGCCATAATTCCTCCCGCAATGAGTGTGTTACGATTTGCACCTGAAAGTCGGTTCTGTTCCCGCAGACCGACTTTCGCCATTTTTAAACCTGTCATATTGCCCCCAACATGGTGGTAACCATCGCCATCAATGGACCAGCCAGATCCGGGTCCACACGAAACATCGACACAATACCTTCACTCATCTCCTTCAGTTTCTGGTGGCGTGGTGCGTTGAGAATGACAGCCTGTTTTGCCTCACTGAGTTCCTTTTCCATTTCAGCCAACCGAGTCATGAAGCTATCCTGCTCAACCAGGTAACCGCGATATTCCAGCGGTAGTACCGCCAGAATTGCCTGGGTCAGTTCACGCACGTTATTTCGGTATTTTTCAGAATCGAATTTGTTATCGAGGAAGCGGAACAGCTTCTGGCGTGCACGGCTGACATCATCAGGGAAATCGATGGTGCCGCCGCCCTGCTCCCGATACTCATTCACAATGAGTGCGGCAACAACATCCTGATTATCTGCAGCCGACCAGGCGCGGACGGCATCACGGATTTTTTCGTGGCCTGGCACCTGTTTTGTTTGAGAACGATTTATCACCGCAGTCGGGCTAAATCCGCTAGTCTGTTGGTATGTAAGTGGTTGCATAGTCATTGCCTTATCAGTTAACGCCGCAGTTTAGGCGGCAGAATTACTCGCGTTAAACAATGGTGCGAGGTCGGGACGAATATCTGCTGGTTTAATCTTTCCACCAGTGGCTGAGACAATTTTCATTACATAGCGGGCATCAATTCCGCCACCGTGTAGCCAACGCCAAACTGTGGGTTGGGCTACACCGCATAGATCTGCCAGTCGTTTTTGACTACCTGTAATACTGATTGCGAGTTGAATGGTTTGATTTGTCATTATCAATTCCTATTGGTATTGCAATGAATGAATAATAGCAATGAGTATTAACCCAAGCAATAGCAAAACGTGTTTTGACCATCAATACGCAAGCGTATAAATTAAAACTTATGAAAAAAGAAACTCTTGCTGATCGCTTAAATCTAGCGATGGAACAATCTGGAATGTCTCAAGGCGCTCTTGCAAAGGCGTCTGGCGTAGCTCAACCCACAATCTGGAGACTGACAAGCGGCAACGCGCGCGGCTCAACAAAAATTGTTGAAATAGCTAATGCATTGGGTGTTCGAACAGAATGGCTCTCTTCAGGCATAGGCCCGATGAGAAATGACGGTCAACAATCAGGGAAGCCTGCTGTCAGCCATTCCAAATACTTCAAGATTGACGTTCTTGATATAGAAGTCAGTGCTGGGCCGGGAGTCATCAACCGTGAGTTTGTAGAAGTTCTACGCTCGGTTGAGTACTCGTTTGACGATGCTCGTCACATGTTCGATGGTAGGAAGGCAGAAAATATCCGCATCATTAACGTGCGTGGTGACAGCATGTCAGGAACGATCGAACCAGGTGATCTGCTGTTCGTTGATATCACGGTTAAATCTTTCGACGGTGATGGTATCTATGCATTTCTGTACGACGACACCGCCCATGTAAAGCGCCTGCAAATGATGAAGGATAAGCTGCTGGTCATCTCTGATAACAAAAGCTACTCACCGTGGGACCCGATCGAGAAAGACGAGATGAACCGGGTGTTCATCTTCGGTAAGGTTATTGGGAGCATGCCGCAGACATATAGGAAGCATGGTTAAAGTGAGGCTAAAAAACAGTTACAGCAATAGGCCTGTTGTTTTTCTTTAAACACGCAGTGTTAAACCGCTCTTTGAGATGCGGAGTAATGAGATGGAAGACTTGAATCACATAAGGGTTAGTGATGGAGTGCGTAGCGAGCAGCAATAGTGCAATACCTAATGTCGTTGAAGTAATACGTCGCATCAATGAAGGTTCCACTCAGCCATTTCTTTGCAAATGTGATGATGGGCAGTTGTATGTTTTGAAGTCAAAACCATCAATGCCCCCGAAAAATCTCTTAGCTGAGTTCATTTCGGCGTGTTTGGCTAATGATATCGGCCTTCCTTTACCTGACTTTAAAATCGTATTTGTGCCAGAGGAACTTATAGAGTACTCACCTGATCTGCAGCAACAAATTTGTACAGGATATGCCTTTGCTTCATTGTTCATTGACGGTGCAATAGCGTTAACGTTTACGCAGTCAAGAAACGAAACGATCATCCCAGTCGAACAGCAAAAATTAATCTATGTTTTTGATAAATGGATATTAAATGCAGACAGAACGCTTACTGACAAAGGTGGAAACGTTAACATCATTTATGACATCAGTAACGATAAGTATTATCTGATTGACCATAATCTCTCATTTGATCAGAATACTGGACCTGAAGATTTTTCTGTGCACGTGTACGGCCCTGGTAACCGCAAATGGCAATATGATTTAGTGGATCGCGTAGAGTACCGCCAGAAGGTCGTTAACAGTTTACACAAGCTTCCTGCTATCCTTGACGAAATTCCAGAAGAGTGGATAGTAGATGAGGAGTTTTTACCTTTTGTCTGCACTACGCTAGACAAAGGTGATTGTGATGAATTTTGGAGCGCAATAGAATGACAACTCCATGCCTATATAGCATCGTTCGCTATGCGCCTTATGCGGAGACTGAAGAGTTCGCAAACATAGGCGTACTTCTGTGCGCGCCAAAAGAAAATTACTTTGATTTCCAGCTCACAAAGCGAAATGACTCTCGTGTAAAGAATTTTTTCCATGATGATTGTATTTTCCCTGTAGCAAAAGACTCAATACAAAGAGAACTACAGTTCGCAAAAATGCATGCGACCCAGATTGTTGGACATCAACAACTTGCACAATTCTTCAGATATTTTACAAACAAAAAAGAATCAATTTTTCAGTTCAGTTCTATGAGAGTGATTCTCAGCGAAAACCCAAAAGAAGAGCTGGCCCGCATTTACAATAAATATGTAAACCACTCTGACTACACAAAAGAGCGCCGTGAAGATGTTCTAGCCAGAGAGCTAAAACGAAGTATCGATAGAATAGATGGATTGAAGAACGTCTTCAAACAAGCAACCATTGATGGGTATTTCGCAAAGTTCTCAATGCCATTGGTCGCCAAGAAGCATGACAGGATCCAATGTGCCATCAAACCTCTGGCATTCACTCAAGCTGAACCAGGAAAAATGATGGAGCATAGTGATACTTGGGTGATGAGAATAACTCGAGCAGCAGAAGAAAACCTGCTTTCACTTGATGACATTTTATTCACAATTGAAACTCCTGAATCACCAAACTCAGGCCAAAGCAAAGTTATTGACATCATAAAGAGAACTATGGATGCTAAGAAAATAAATCATATACCTGCATCCAACCACAAAGAAACTATTGATTTTGCAAAAAAAATACTTCCCCAAGTTTAAAATTTATTTTTGTATGTGATATTCCTTATTAATAACCCGGCCACCGTGCCGGGTTTTCTTTTGCCTCCCCTCATCACACAAACCGCTCAAAAAACCACCATAACCTCGCTTCAGTTATCGCTATGCGATTCAAGTCACAAAATTAATTCTTTTTGCTATCAAATATTTAATATCAAAACACATCTAGCAATAGCAATAAGTATTGATATCATCAATAGCAATAGCTATTATCACCATGTCGCAACAACACAACGATACGGCAATCACCTGATTCACCGTTGCGATGACCGCTTAGATCCGCAGCTTGAATTTCAGCAGGCTCCGGGGAGTGCGAGGGGTGAAGCGGACGCGTGAACGTCGGTGTGACCAGCTGAAATCAACTCAACACTTCATACCTCAGTCGCTTCAACGAGGCGGCTTAGTTATGACAACCGGCGGCCATCCACCGCCTGAATACGCGCAGAAGTCTTTATATGTTCAGCAGCCCAGCTCACGGGCAGGAGTTTTTATGGTTCATCAACATTACGGAACGCAGACCGTTAATCGCGGTGCGGTCATGCCAGGAATGCTGGTCAAACACAAAGATGGTACCTGGACTGCATCAGCTAATTTACGCGGACGGCTTTATCTGCATCGCGGCATCGAGCGCACTTATACCCGTGATTTGCTCGTGGAAGTTTTTCTCGACGGACGCGGTAACGGCCTCAATCACTAATCCCCTTTCCTGTTTTCCTAATCAGCCTGGCATTTCGCGGGCGATATTTTCACAGCCATTTTCAGGAGTTCAGCCATGAACGCTTATTACATTCAGGATCGTCTTGAGGCTCAGAGCTGGGCGCGTCACTACCAGCAGATCGCCCGTGAAGAGAAAGAGGCAGAACTGGCAGACGACATGGAAAAAGGCCTGCCCCAGCACCTGTTTGAATCGCTATGCATCGATCATTTGCAACGCCACGGGGCCAGCAAAAAAGCCATTACCCGTGCGTTTGATGACGATGTTGAGTTTCAGGAGCGCATGGCAGAACACATCCGGTACATGGTTGAAACCATTGCTCACCACCAGTTTGATATTGATTCAGAGGTATAAAACGGATGAGTACAGCACTCGCAACGCTGGCAGGGAAGCTGGCTGAACGTGTCGGCATGGATTCTGTCGACCCACAGGAACTGATCACCACTCTTCGCCAGACGGCATTTAAAGGTGATGCCAGCGATGCGCAGTTCATCGCATTGTTGATCGTCGCCAACCAGTACGGCCTTAATCCGTGGACGAAAGAAATTTACGCCTTCCCTGATAAGCAGAACGGCATTGTTCCGGTGGTGGGCGTTGATGGCTGGTCCCGCATCATCAATGAAAACCAGCAGTTTGATGGCATGGACTTTGAGCAGGACAATGAATCCTGTACATGCCGGATTTACCGCAAGGACCGTAATCATCCGATCTGCGTTACCGAATGGATGGATGAATGCCGCCGCGAACCATTCAAAACCCGCGAAGGCAGAGAAATCACGGGGCCGTGGCAGTCGCATCCCAAACGGATGTTACGGCATAAAGCCATGATTCAGTGTGCCCGTCTGGCCTTCGGATTTGCTGGTATCTATGACAAGGATGAAGCCGAGCGCATTGTCGAAAATACTGCATACACTGCAGAACGTCAGCCAGAACGCGACATCACTCCGGTTAACGATGAAACCATGCAGGAGATTAACACTCTGCTGATCGCCCTGGATAAAACATGGGATGACGACTTATTGCCGCTCTGTTCCCAGATATTTCGCCGCGACATTCGCGCATCGTCAGAACTGACACAGGCCGAAGCAGTGAAAGCTCTTGGATTCCTGAAACAGAAAGCCACTGAGCAGAAGGTGGCAGCATGACACCGGACATTATCCTGCAGCGTACCGGGATCGACGTGAGAGCTGTCGAACAGGGGGATGATGCATGGCACAAATTACGGCTCGGCGTCATCACCGCTTCAGAAGTTCACAACGTGATAGCAAAGCCCCGATCAGGAAAGAAGTGGCCTGACATGAAAATGTCCTACTTCCACACCCTGCTGGCTGAGGTTTGCACCGGTGTGGCTCCGGAAGTTAACGCTAAAGCGCTGGCCTGGGGAAAACAGTACGAGAACGACGCCAGAACCCTGTTTGAGTTCACTTCCGGCGTAAATGTTATTGAATCCCCGATCATCTATCGCGACGAAAGTATGCGCACCGCCTGCTCTCCCGATGGTTTATGCAGTGACGGCAATGGCCTTGAGCTGAAATGCCCGTTTACCTCCCGGGATTTCATGAAGTTCCGGCTCGGTGGTTTCGAGGCCATAAAGTCGGCTTACATGGCCCAGGTGCAGTACAGCATGTGGGTGACGCGAAAAGATGCCTGGTACTTTGCCAACTATGACCCGCGTATGAAGCGTGAAGGCCTGCATTATGTCGTGGTTGAGCGGGATGAAAAGTACATGGCGAGTTTTGACGAGATGGTGCCGGAGTTCATCGAAAAAATGGACGAGGCACTGGCTGAAATTGGTTTTGTATTTGGGGAGCAATGGCGATGAAGCATCCTCACGATAATATCCGGGTAGGCACGATCACTTTCGTCTACTCCGTTACGAAGCGAGGCTGGGTATTTCCCGGCCTTTCTGTTATCCGAAATCCCCTGAAAGCACAGCGGCTGGCTGAGGAGATAAATAATAAACGGGGAGCTGTATGACTGATTTCACCGGAAGCAATACTCCTGCCGAACATCGCGACAGCTGGCGCACACCACCAGAGATTTTTGCTGCGCTTAATGCAGAGTTCGTTTTTCAACTTGATGCTGCCGCCAGCGAAAAAAACCGACTATGTCGGCTTTTTATCTCACAGGAGCAGAACACATTAACCACTTCATGGCCTGAAGCAATGGGATATGCCTCTGGTTATGTCTGGTTGAATCCACCATACAGCAATATTTCCCCTTTTGTGAAAAAGGCAGCCACTGAAAACAAATTCAGCAGTGTGGGATGTGTAATGTTATTACCTGCTGACACATCTGTCGGATGGTTTCATGAAGCGATACAAACCGCCAGTGAGGTCAGATTCATCACGGCAGGACGACTGGCATTTATTAACCCACTCACCGGGAAACACGTCAGTGGAAATAATAAAGGCTCGATGCTCATTATCTGGCACCCATACCCCCGTACACACTGCCACTTTACGACCGTTGATCGTGGAGAGTTGATGGCGTTCGGCTCAAGGATTCTTGCCCGTCGGGAGGCTGCATGACAACCACGGAATGCATTTTTCTGGCAGCGGGCTTCATATTCTGTGTGCTTATGCTTGCCGACATGGGACTTGTTCAATGACACCTCAGCAGGAAAACGCCCTTCGCAGCATAGCCCGTCAGGCTAATTCTGAAATCAAAAAAGCCAGACAGCAGTTTCCGGATAAAAACGTCGATGACATTTGCCGTAGCGTACTGAAGAAGCACCGCGAAACGGTAACGCTGATGGGATTCACACCGACTCATTTAAGCCTGGCGATCGGCATGTTAAACGGCGTCTTTAAGGAGCGATGAACATGAAAAGCAAAATCATCAGGGAGCTACAGGCTCCTTTTTTATTATTCGCATTCACCCTCAAGCGTATTAACCAACAATTCAGGGATTAATGGAAGATGGCAGACATCATTGATTCAGCATCAGAAATCGAAGAATTACAGCGCAATACAGCAATAAAAATGCGTCGTCTGAACCACCAGGTTATATCTGCCACTCATTGTTGTGAGTGTGGCGATCCCATAGATGAACGAAGACGCCTGGCCGTTCAGGGTTGTCGGACTTGTGCAAGTTGCCAGGAGGAGATCGAACTTAAGAACAAACAATGGGGATTGTGATGGCCTCAAAGCAGCAAATTTCAACATCGTCCAACTGAGGTGTAAAAATGTTCAGAATCATTTTGCCTAACACCTGGTACGTCGACCACCACGGCACTCCCTGCAAAATCCTGCGTTCTACCCACAACAAAGTTCACTACATCCGAAAAGGCAGAACATGTATCGCCAGCATGTTCCGCTTTAATCATGACTTTGAACCTGTGAATAAAGCTGATGCAGATCGGATAGCAGAAGAGATCGAAACGGCAGAACACATTAAGAAGTTACGTGACATGCGTTCAAAAAGCAGAGGTAACCATGGAATCATACAGCCTCACACTCGATGAGGCCTGTCAGTTTCTTAAGATATCCAGACCAACCGCCACCAACTGGATACGAACAGGCCGCCT